CCCCCCCCCCCCACCAAACCCCCGTCCAGCGGGGGTGGCTTGGCCATCTTGCGGATCGCTTCCATCTGCTCATCGCTGATTTCGTCGTTGTAGTCGGGAAGGTCATGCTCCATAGATTTGCGGTTCGCCGTATCCCCACAGCTTGCAGCCGAAAGGTGGGTTAGCATGGCGGCGGCTTCATGCGGTGTGTTATCTAGCGTGAAGAACGCAGGGCCATCGGCGGTGCTATCGTGGTGGGTTCTGTACCAACTTTGCGGCGTTTCCAGTCGTTCCACCAGTCCCCCAACCTCTGCCGTGGGTGGAGAAGGGAAGTCGGCGATGTTGCAAGGCTCCGCGCCACAATGAGGACATGCGGTTGCGATCCTTCCTCCACAGTCGGGGCAATTTACGCCCGGCCCCTCTGCCGTGGGTGGAGAGAGGCGAGCGGCGATGCGGGCAGCAGTTTCGGCGCAGGAATCGCACCCGCTATGAAGCAGCCCTTCCTCCTCAAGCGCCTCTCTCACTTGTTCAGCGGTCGGCATCGGAAGCCTCCAGTTCTGCGCGCTGGTTCCATGCAGCGATGGCCGAAGCCGTTGCTTGAGCAATTGTTGGCTTGCCATTAGCCCGGCCCCAAGGTGTTTCATCGCACTGAGTTCTGGGAAAGGCGTAATTGCAGAACCGACATCCAATGCGCGGGCAAGGGGTTTCCATGCCGCTCGCCGCCGTTCCATGATATCGGACATAGTCCAGTTCAGCCACCCCGCCGCAAAACGGACACGCTTTCAGCTCCGCCGCGATCTGCTTAGCGTCCTTCATCGTTCGGCTCCTTAGGCCGGTGTTCGCCGCAGTGATCGTTCTTGTGGTGGAGAATAAACTCAGGAAAGCGCGTGCAGTATTTGGCTTTGGGTGGTGTGATTACGTCGCCGAATGGCGGCTCGTCGTTGTCTAAGCCCCAAAACCGGCAATTCTCGCATCGTGCGCTCACTTGCCACCCCCTGCGAGGGCTTGGAGCGGAGGGCACACGATTTCGTCGAATATTTCGTTCAGCGCCTCTTCGGCTGCTTTCTCTCCTGCCTTCCACTTAAGCCAGTTGCCGCAAACGATTTTCCGCAGTTCCGCATTCTCGACCCGAAGCGTTTCAGTGCTGGAGATGCGGTGGCGATGCTCGGTTAGCAAGGCGAGCCACATAACGCGCGCCAGATCAGCCACATCGCTGCTGTGTTTGTATCGCGTTGGGATGCCGTCGCCCCTGTGCGAATACATTTCACAAAGCGCCATTTTCGCAGCGCTCGCTTCGAGCAAGGTTGCGGTGCGCAGATCGTTGGCTATTCCCAGGTCGAGGTTCTCTTGTGCGAACGGTGTCACCTCGACAGGATCGGTTTCGGGGCGGGTGAGGGTAGCTAGTTTGGCCATTCACTTCCGTTCCACCGACACCTGCGGGGCACCATTTTTCAATGGTATAGATGGCTGCCTTCGCCACCTCGCTAACCCGCTGCATATAAGCTTCGTGGTCGGCATTGGCTTGGGCGAGCTTGTAGGCGGTATTATCGCGGGCGGCGAGGGAGTGAAACCAAGTACTATTCAGCGCCGCTTTCGCCCGCGCGATCTGGGCTTCGGTTGGTTCAATGGTCATTGGTTCATCCCTCCTGCTCCACCATGAGCCAGCCATTTCGCAACATATTCGGGAGAGCCTTTGCAGCTACCGGGGACGTAGTCGTAAAGAAACGCGGCCCAATTCCAAAACGCCTGCTTGTTTTCTTCGTCCATTCGACCAGCGGCCCCCATGAAATCGTTTTCGAGCAGTAGGCGCAATCCACCTCCCGGCGGGATGCCATTGAGAACGTATAGCGTAATGCCGTCGTGCATATGGGACGGGATCAGGTGTAAGCCTTGTTCCAGTCTGGATTTGATATATTCTTCACTCACCTCATCCTCCTATCCGCCAGCTTTGTGACGGGTGTTGCTGCGTGCCATACCGGAAGGGCGCGGCGGGTTGTGGTCTGCTCGACCAGTTCCAGCCGGACACCTTTGGCCCGCTGCCGTTCGGCATAGGCCCGCGCCAGATCGGGGCAATCGAACGTCATCACAACGCGACCGCCGGGCGATTGGGCGAAGTAGATGGTGGCAATTGAGGGGGGTCAATCTTGCTTCCCCCGAAAGGCGCGGAAGGCGGCGAGGACGCGTCCACCAGCCTTCAAATCCTCAGCTACCATTTTCTCGATGCCCGCCGCGCGCGGGCTATTAGGGTAGAAAGCATGACCTTCTGCAATATCGGTTTGGCAGTCGCGGGCTGTTTCCAGCGCCCCAGCCATCCCCTCCGCCAGCCCCATCAGCTCGGCATAGCGGGCTTCGAGGGTTTCGATTGCGGCGAGAGCTTCCTGTCCATCAGGGTTGACCGGCTGTGTCGGGATGCCATCGCCACGGTGCGAATACATCGCCAGCAACCTCTCCTTCAGCCCTTCAAACTCGCTCATTGTTCGCGCTCCGCAAAGCGGCAGTTCTCCGCATGTTGCCGCACCAATTTTGCAGCGGCTTCCAAGCGGTCAGCGGCAGTGAAGAACGCGCCGTCCTCGGCATACGTGATTGCCACGTCGATTTTCTCGCGGGCATCTTCCATCAAATAGCTTTGCTTGCTCATTCCATTTCTCCCGGACAACGCGCCAGTCGTTCGCTCGCGCAGGTTTCAAGGCCCTTGATGATACCCTGCCCGAACACCGCCAGAGCAAGGCCAGCGAGGCACAGGAGAGCGGTGCGGGCTGAGGGGCGGGTCATTCCCATACCCCAAGAAACCAGCTTGCGGCTGCATACCACCCAGCCACTAAAGTAAGTCCCCCGACAACCTTGCCCGCCGCGACCAGACCAAAATCATGGACGAGGAGGAACAAAATAACCGAACAAAACAGCCACTGGGAGCGCCAGCATCGCCCACCCGATTGTTTCGCCGTCCATCACCCCAACTCCTCTCGCTTGGCCGCGATCAACCCTGCCGGGACAATCCCCAGCCCATAGTCTTCTGGGCGGGCGGGGATTTCATCGGGAGCCGCCCAACCGAACATCGGCAGGAAGAAAAGCGGCTTACCCTGGTCGAACAAGATGGCGGAGCCTTGAATTTCCCCCGCAGCATCCCCCGCAGCATCCCGCGCAGCAGCCCGCGCAGCAGCCCGCGCAGCATCCCCCGCAGCATCCCGCGCAGCAGCCCGCGCAGCATCCCCCGCAGCATCCCCCGCAGCAGCCCGCGCAGCCCACGCAGCAGCCCGCGCAGCATCCCCCGCAGCCCACGCAGCAGCCCGCGCAGCATCCCCCGCAGCCCACGCAGCATCCCGCGCAGCAGCGACTTCCTTCCACCGGGCAGCATCAAGCTGGTCGAACGCCCACCAGAAATCGAGCAGGCGGCTCCACTGGTCGCCCAGCACCTTGCCGGGGTCGGTCAGGACAACCGAAGGCGCGCCATCCATGCTGTCGTTGATGTTGCGCAAGAGCACGGCGTGGGCGCGGCTGATGTTGAGCAGCCCGGCCGTCTCAAGATCGGCTTTAGCCTGATCAGCTTTGCGGAGATCGTCGAAGCTCCAACCACCGCTCAAGTGAAGGATTTGCCCCTGCGCGCACATGCAGCCGATGTTTTCCGGGTCTGCCTGATACGCGGACCAGTCTATCAGCGATCCCTTATAGGGCTTGCCCTCACCGCTATCCCAGCGGGTGATAATTTCTCGAATGTCGGTCATCGTGTCACCCTCCCACCTTGTCGCGCAGCTTGTCTTGTTCGCTGCGGCTAAGTTCAAGATACTCACGCACGGACAAGAAGCCGCTGCGGTGCGCCGGAACTACATTGTTTAGCGCAGAGCGGAATATACGAATTCGCAGGCCTGTCATTGTCGTCACTCCTTATAAAGAGCGCCCCCTTATACCATAGGGCGCATGGACTGGCCAGCGCGATTAGCGCCGCGCCGCCGTAAACCGGACGTGAAGGACTTCCTCAGCGTCCGCCAACGTGCGCGAAACGTCGCTGAGCCAATCTTCGCTTTTGTACTCCTCAGTAAGTGTAAGTACCAACGGCTTAGGTTTCGCCTTGAGATAGATTTCGATCTTAGCTTTCATTTCGAGTCTCCTTCTTGACAATGCTGCCATCGTTGCCGCCATAGCCCAGACTAACGCCGGGCTATGGCGGCGCGGCTCTGTTGCATTCTGCGGCTGAGCCGCATCTGTTCGTAGAACGCGTCGACATGTGCGTCATAGTGGCGGACTTCTGCTATGGGAGCCGCTTCTCCGCGTTCGATAGCGCCGGTCACGTGGTAACGCAGCGCTTCGCGTGGACTATTGAATTGTCTCATCTCAAGTCTCCTCCTGTAGCGGGCCGCTATAGATAGGTTTGGCAGTCCGCCCATAGCGGCGGCTTGTTCATACAAGAACGAATTCCATCAGAGTGTCTGACCGCGACGGACACGCCAACAGGCAGACATTGAAGATACTGCGCGCATTCATCGCCGGTCCCCTCGAATACTTGTGTCTCCTGTTCGCCGATAACGACCAGCCGCGCGCCATCACTGCACGGCGCGGAACGGCGCACCGATTGAACATATAATTTCACCATTTCTTGTCTCCTCTATTGCAGCGCAGTTTCTATGTTGGAAAGGACGGACTCCAGCGAGTCCACAGCGTCGTCGAGCTCACTTGCCGCTTGTTCGGCGGCTTGGCCACGCTCCGATTGCTGAAGGCCGTCTGGCATGTTGTCAAAGGCTTCCTGTTCCTCGTCGCGAACGGGCTCAACAATGGCCAGCGCCTCTTCCACGAAGACGCGCGCCTCTTCCACGAAGGCGCGCGTCTTCGTGGAAGAGGCGCGCCTTCTCTAACAGTTTACGTCGTGCGTTGTTCATCTCAGTTACTCCTGTAGTCGGCAATGATCTGCCATCTTCGCCGCCAAGCCCGGACTAGCGGAACAGGCTTGGCGGCTAAAGGGGCGGGTCAGGGGTGCGGCGGCCAGACTTGACGATCGAGCGTTCGCGGGACCGGCTTGTCCAGAATTTCAGCGCGCCTTGCGGCGGTGATCTTCGGATTGGCAAGCTCTTCGTAATAGCCCCTGGCGATGTAATCGCCGACGCTTTCTCCGTTCTTCATAGGCGTATTGTGTCTCCTTCTTGACAGAATTGGCCTGTCATCGTAACCATGGGCTGCCCATTATTTCAGGGTAGCCCATGGTTACAGGACGGGCCAGAGGTAGAAGCACATCAGTCTGTGAACTGAATGAACTTCTTCACGTTCGCGCTCCAATTGAAGTCCAGCGCCTTCACGTTGCCGTTGGGGTGCCGGTAATGGCGCTCGCGGTCCGCCAACGTGGCGGCGCTGGCCTTGGCCGTGCTGGTATGCGCCAGCACCTGCTGGACCATGTAATAGGTCCACGTTCCCTCGCGCAGCCCAAGGTCTCCGAACTTGACCAGCGCCTTGTATGGCCGGTCAGGATTCGCCACCTTGGCCTTGGCCTGCGCGCGCGCCGCCTTCTTTGCGGCTGCGGGCTTGGCCTTGGCATTGGCGTCCGCAATGGCCTTGCTGGCATTGGGCGCATCACGTCCGGTGATACCCCTGGCCAGCTTGGGCCGCGCGGCTGGCTTGGCCAGTTCCTTTTCCAAGGCGGCAAAGCTTGCGCCGATAACGCTGGCCTTGCGGACGCCGTTGACCCAGCGATCCGTGGAAAATGTAACGGCCTTGCCGCCAGCGCTGGCAACGTAATGGCTTGCGCCATTGCTGGTTGCCTTGCTGGTGACAATCTTGTCCAGATCGGTAGCGCGCATGGCGGCGTCCAGCTGCCTGACGATAGGATGCTTGGCGGCTTTCGTGGTCTTGCTCATGTTAGTCACTCCATTAACGCAGCAATTGCGCTGCTATGGCTCCTGTCGTACTCTGTTATTCGGCCAGTAGGTGGCTGGCGCGCGCCATAAGCGCATCGTAGTCGTTACGGATGGCAAGCGGCACGGGGCAGCGTTCGTCGCCCGGTTCGCTTATGCCAAGGTGGCTACCGATCGCGTATTGCAGCGCTTCGTCGGCGGCCGACCAATGCGCTTCGGCCCTTAGGGCTTCGGCGGGGCAGTCGGCGCGCAACGCAGCTTGCAGCCACGCGGCGGTTGCGGGGCAGTCAGCGCCAGTAAGCGCCGTAGCGAATTCGTTGTAAAGGTTGTTTGTCACGGTGTAACTCCTGTCCTAGTAAGGCGCGCCAAGCTGGCAGGCCAATGTAGGACAGGAGCCATGGCAGCGGCGGGCACAAAGCCCGCGCGCCGTAAATGGTAGTGACCCACCATGCGCTGTCGCACATGGGCGCTGGCTATTGCCAGCACTTGCGCCAGTTTAACTTGGCGACGCCTTAAGCCCAGCGCTACAGGGGTCCACTGCCCAGCGCCATGCCCGTATTCCAACCGCTACTGGCACTTAGCCGTTCCTAGCGGGCAGCGCCTACCTTCTCTAAATAACCGCGCCACCTTGGCGCACTGCCTGTATAGCGCAGAAATCTTTAACAAACAGTTAAGAATTCCAAACTTTATTTCGTGTGCCACAATGGGGCGAAAATGCGAAAACGACTCCGCGGCAGGGCAGGTACCACTTGGCGCATTTCGCTTCCCACGGGGCTTAAAATCGGCCTGCGTCGGCTTCAGGTATTTTGGGCTGCCAGCAGCGCGGCCAGTTCTTTGTCGGTTACGTTGCGCGCGGCTATGCTTACCGTGCCGTTAAGAGTCTCGGCCAGTGTATGCCACCCGCCCCGGCTAAAGTTCACCGCAAGGCTGGCAGCGGTAGGCACGAATTTATTACCATATTCCATAACAGCCTTGGTTAATTCCACATGCGCGGCTTTGGCCCCAAGGCAGTACGTTACGCCACCCGGTTCAATTTCAATTGCGTAGTATCTGGCTGGCCTGCCGCCGCGTCCGGTTTCTGCGCGGCTGCGGTTTGCGGCGCTTACGGCGGCGCGCTGGGCCGCGCCAGCCATTAGTTCCGCGTTAACTTCTTCTGCTAACTGCGTCTCTTTATGGCTACGTAACGCAGTTTCTACACACATAAATAGTAACACTTGGCTTGCGGATAACATGTGTATTCTCCTAAGTGTTTGTAAACCCACAATTATACAGATGTACAGTTGCGCGGCCTATAACCCCCCTAACCTAATTTGTAACCAAAGACCATAACCATTTATTAATCCTACTTAAATATACTTACAAACTTTTAATTCCCCCTTAGGGTAGTATATTAAGTGTTATGTGTACAGTCTTACCTGTTTTGGCCAATGTTTACAGCGCATTAGACGAATTAACAGATGGGCGGCTTTATGCACATATCTGTTTAATTGTTTATTTACAATGGGTTGCCCGTTGCGTGGCTGCTCCGATGCTGCGTGTGTTGTCAGCGGCTGGCCGGGCTGCTAGGGCTACGGCCTCGGAGCACCGGAGCAGCCAAGACTTAAAGAACAGATAAAGACCACGGTTAAGAGACGAAGTTACGAAGTCTTTAACGACCGTGGTTACGAAGTCGCTAAGAGACGTGGTTGCTACGACGCTACGATATCTGGTTAAGAGATCATTAATGCTCGTGGTTACGGAGATGCTAAGAGACTTCGTTACTACGACACTAAGATACTTGGTAAAGATTTCGCTAAGGAGCTTCGTTGGTGAGTGTGGTTAATTTCTTTGCGACTTCTGTTAACCACGTTGCTTGGGGGCGGGGGTAGGTTGCGGCTCGGGGGTGTGTGCGCCTTGATGAAGCTACCCCGGAGCAACGGAGCGACTGAGTAATCATAAAGACCAAGAATTCAAGAAGCTAAGTAATACTAAAGACCAAGAATTCGAGGAACCATTCAAACTGAAAGACAAGGACAGTCATATGTTCAAGAATTTCATACGCAGGTTCGAGAATGAAGTAGTGATCCACCCAAGCCTAAGCGTCGCAGTCGGCTTTGTAGTCGGCGCTATTATAGGAGCTATGGTCTTCTAATGCCCCGCCAAAGGAGAAAATTCCTCACGAAGGAGCGGGAGCAGGCCCATGAGCGCGCTCTGGCCAAGCGCCGCGCCGCGCACCGCGATGCAGCCACTCTGCGCATGGCCAAAAAGGCCGCCGAACAGGGGGCGGAGGGCGAAGCGGACTTTGAAATGCTGGTAGAAGCCGAGAAGCAGCGCATCGAAACAAAGAAGCAGACAGACAAGCGCAAAGGCGGACAGGCCAGCCCCAAAGTAATCGTCGCAGCGAGAGACAGTCTTTCGCGCGCGTTCGACCTTATGGGCGGCGTGGCCGCGCTGGTCGTGTGGGGACGCGCGAACCCCACTGAGTTCTATCGTATCTGGGCGAGGTTGATCCCAAGAGAGGCGGCGGACTCTTCAGCGGCCCTGCCGTTGGAAACCTTGCTGGAGAAGCTCGCCACCCGCGAAGCGATGTCCGTTGGACAGGCCGCCATGGCGATTGGCCAAGAGCTGATCGATGAAGGGCGACGTAACGCAGAGATCGAAGACATTGCGTCTTTGCGCCCAGAGAAGATTAACTGATGCCACAGAATTTCGATCCTGTGAGCCTTTTCAAAATGCTGCGCGGCGCAGCAAAATGCCATGCCCGCTGGAGAATTGGCGCGGCTGAACGGCAACTGGCGCGGCACGGTCTCGGTCAAGGGCGATGAGTGCCGGTTCAAGTTTGACGATGGCTCGGTGCTGACGGAAACGGACGGCAAATACCTGGCGCAGGCGGCGAACGACCTTGCCGGGATGACGCTTGAGGGTGTCGCTACAATCGACCCCAGCTGCAACGGGACGATCTACAAATGGCGGACGCAGGGCCACACGGTCGATCCGTTTGAAGATACGATGGAATTGGTTCCAGCATAAGGAGAAACGACGATGGATAAAGAGTATGAATTAAAGCGATGCGCTGATGCGCTTGAGAGAATTGCGGAGTTGCTTGAGTCTGTTCTTAAGTCATACGACATCGAAACCAAGAGCGGTGGCACCGGCGATCCTCCGCCGCCGCCTCCTCCGCATCGCTAATGTCTTTTACAGACTGGCCTTTCTACCTCGCGTCCATGTTGCTGGTCTTTGGGCTGGCAGCATGGACCGCGTGGAAGTATGAAGAAGAACGCGGAACGCTAGTATGGGTTATCTTCGCCATTGGGTTTAATTGGTGCGCGGGGCGCGCCTTTGTCTTAATGACTGAAGACTCGGCACCTTGGCAGTTCAACATATTCATCGACAGCATGGCCGCTTTTGCAATTCTATGGCCCCCGTCTTCCCGCTGGCAAAGTATAATTGCATGTTTCTACTTCGCACAATTAGCTTTTCACGCGGTTTATGGTAGCGAAAAGCTATTAAATCTTTCAATAGGAGAAGTGCTTTACTATAAGACAATAACATGGATCGCGCTGGCACAACTAATCGCAGTAGGAGTGTGGTGCGGTGGAAGATGGCTTCGAAATCATGTGCATCACTTTCGCTATTTTGGCTATGCGCTGGATCGCGTTACGGGTGCTGCAAATATGGATGAGCAGACGTGACCGCTCCCGTCCAGATAAAGATTAACTGGCGGATAGTTGGGCCATTTATGGCTCTATTTGGGGTAGGTAGTTCTATTGCCGCTGGTTGGATTAACTTTGAAATGCGCGTGAATAGCATAGAAGTTAATTCCTTGAATGAAAAAGAATGGCGGGCCGATATGAAGAAGCAGCTAGATCGCGTAGAAGGTAAACTAGACGCTGGTATATTGGAAGCGAAATGACTGACGACTACGATCCGCAAGATCCGCTGCCCGAGAGTAACTGGCTCTGGCGACGGGTGTTTATCTACTCCACTATGGTGGTGTTGTTGGTGGGGCTGGGTTGGATTGTGTGGGGGATGACCGACGCGCTGCTTGAGATCGTCAAGGGTGATGCCGACGCCACTGCTACGGTCAATGCCCTGCGCGACGTGGCATATTACGCAATAGGCTTTGCCGCGTGGTTGGCGACGATCTACACCATCGCCCCTTCGGGTGAGCAGGTGGCTAAGATGGTACAAGCGGTGAAGCTTAGCATTGGCGCACCCGCAGACGCTTCGCCAGTTTCTCGCCATAAGTTAAGCGAAGAAGAGATTGAAGACAAATGACTGAAGAAGAACAAATCGAACTTCTGCAGAAGCTTAAGGCGGACTTTCCGTTCTATTCTTCGCGATGTCTGAAGATTAAGACAAAAGATGGTGCGGTTCTGCCGCTGGCGTTGAACAGGGCGCAGCAGTACGCGCACGACCTGCTTGAAGAGCAACGCGCCAAGACCGGCATGGTGCGCGCGCTGATCCTAAAGGCGCGGCAGCAGGGCTTCTCCACATACGTCGGGGCGCGGTTTTACCAAAGAGCCAGTCTGAACTACGGCGTGAGCGTGTTCATTCTAACCCACGAGCAGGCAGCTACGGATAATCTGTTCAATATGGTGGCTCGCTACCACGAGAATAATCCACTAAAGCCTCATACGGGCGCGGCGAACGCCAAAGAGCTTCTATTCGATAGACTCGACAGCGGTTACAGCGTCGCCACGGCAGGCCAGAAGGCGGTCGGAAGATCCAAAACCGTACAGCTCTTCCATGGATCGGAAGTAGCCTTCTGGCCGAACGCGGCGGACCACTTTGCGGGCGTTGGGCAGGCGATACCTGAGCTCCCGGGAACCGAAGTGATCTTAGAGTCTACTGGAAATGGTCTGTCGGGGGAGTTCTACGAGCGCTGGCAGCAGGCGGAAGCGGGTGTGGGTGACTATATTCCCATCTTCAGCCCGTGGTTCTGGGAACCGGGGTATTGCCGAAAAGTGCCCGACAACTTCAAGCTGCGCCAAGACAAAGTGGGTGACGAAGCTATCTCAGAGGCACAATATGCGGAGCTCCACGGCCTTTCCATGGGCCAGATGGTGTGGCGGCGAGGGAAGATAGCCGCGCTAGGCGAAACTCTCTTTATGCAGGAATACCCCGCGACGCCGGATGAAGCGTTTCAGGCTCCCGGCCACGACTCCTATATCAAGAGCGGCATCGTGCTTAAGGCGCGTAAGTTCGTGGTAGATAACCCCGTCGGTTCTTTGGTTATCGGCGTCGATCCTTCTCGCTTTGGTGACGACCTATTCGCTATTGTGTGGCGCAGAGGTCGTAAGATTCTTAAGAAAGAAACCATTGCGAAGATTGACGTGGTTAGCGGAGCAAACCGCATAAAGCAGATAATTGACGCCGATGATCCGGCGCGGGTGTTCATCGACGCGGGTGGCGTAGGCGCGGGTGTTTACGATTTACTGTGTTCATTCGGCGAAAAATATGATCGTGTCTGTGTCGGAGTCAACTTTGGTGGGGAGCCGCACGAACCCGTGGTCACTTTGGATGATGGTTCGGAGTGCCCCGGCCCTAAGAATCGTCGCGCTGAAATGTGGATGCGATCCAAGCTTTGGCTAGAGGATCCCCTTGGCGTGGATATACCGGACGAGAGTATATTCCAAAGCGACGCAGTGGGGCCAGCGTTCAAGTACGACTCTAGCCAGCGGCTTATTCTCGAGTCCAAGGAATCCATGCGTAAGCGCGGTGTGCGGTCCCCCGACGTATGGGACGCCGTGGCCTTAACGTTCGCAGAGCCGGTGTACGAGAAGAAAGTACAGATAGTGTCCACGCTTAAGGCGAATAGATCAGTTCCAACTGGATGGATGGGGTTATGAGCAGGGTCTTTGGAAGTCGCGCTGAGAAGCTGCAACAGTTGCTAAAGGCTCGTACGCGCAACGACGGCACCGCGCGGCTGGGCTACGAGCAAAACGTGGCGGCTATCCGCGCCGAACTTACTTTAATTCAAGAGAGGATTGCCCGTGCCACCGAGCAGTGAAATAGAGATCTTTGGCGAAGATGACCTTGGCACGGCCGAGGACTACGGCGTTGCGGAGAAGTATGTTCCTGAGGGTTGGGAAACTCAGGAGAAATTTCTTGAACACGCGACAAAGCTCTACGATAGCGATGTTAAGTACGACAAAGAAAACCGTGATTGGGCCATGGAGGATCTTCAGTTTCTCGCTGGTGACCAGTGGGATGCAGACACAAAGAAAGATCGCCTAGATGCCCTTCGGCCTTGTCTTACCATTAACGTACTTCCGCAATTCGTTGGGCAGGTTGTCGGCGATCGTAGGATCAACAAGACGACAATCAAGGTGCGGCCACTAAAGGACGGCACGAGTGACGTTGCTGAGGTTCGGTCTGGTCTTATAAAAAGCATAGAACTTTACTCCCGCGCTGAGCGCGTGTACGACGCCGCGTGTGAAGATCAGGTGGCGTGCGGCATTTCTAACTTTCGCGTTGATCTGGAGTACGCGGGCAACGACGTGTTCGATCAGGATATTCTAATCAGGCACATACCAAACCCTCTGTCTGTAGTGTGGGATCGCATGAGCGTTGACCCTACTGGTCGTGACGCGCGGCATTGCTTCGTCGCCGATTACATACCCAAAGATATCTACGATAAGCAATTTCCAGATTACCCATGCCCGACCGGGTTTTCAGACGATCGTGCGAAGCGCGGCGACTGGTGGGATGGAGAGGCCGTCAGGCTAACTGAGTTCTGGGAACTTGTGGATAAGCCTGCCACCTTCGCAATGATGGCTGACGGCGATGTTAAAGACGTAACAGATATAGATCCCGAGGAGTATATGGCTGAGCTGTGGAGAAATCCACAGACCGGAGAAACAAAGATTCGGCAGAGTTTTCGCACTTACGCGCGGATGCACTTAGTGACCAGCTTTGCTATCCTCACCAAGGCGTACGAAATTCCGGTTGCTCGCCTGCCTATTATCAGGGTGGAGGGCCGCGTGGTCCGCGTCGGCGATGACCGCGTGCGGTTTGGCCTAGTCCGGTTTGCCAAGGATAGTCAGCGGCTGAAGAACTACTGGCGGTCCGTAGCGGCGGAAGTACTGGCACTGGCCCCCAAGGCCACGTGGATTGCGCCGTCGGACGCGATTGAGGGGCGTGAGGATGAATGGGACCGCTCGCACATAAACGCTGGCGGAGTTCTGGTCTTCAACAAGAACGCCTCGGAAAAGCCAGAGCGCGTAAACCCTCCCCTGGTGCCCGCCGCGCTGTTGCAGGAGGCCCAGCTAAACCAGCAGGACATAAAGGACACGACGGGTCTGCACGACGCTTCGCTGGGGATGCGTTCCAACGAAGTTTCCGGCGTAGCCATAGATGCCCGTAAGGCTGAGGGCGACGTGGCGACAGTTATCTATCACGATAACCTTAACCACGCTATCCAAGAATGTGGCGACGTGATCAACCAACTTATCCCGATTGCGTACGACGCCACTAGGACAGTGCGCGTTATCGGCGATGATGATAAACATAAGCTGATGCGGATCAACGATCCCGCGGATGAGAATTCGCCAGACATAACGCGCGGCAAGTACGACGTAACGCTAGAAACGGGTCCGTCGTTCAGCACGCAGCGCCACGAAGCGTTGGATGGAATGATGAAGCTCATCCAAACTTCGCCCGAGCTTATGGGCGTTATCGGTGACCTAGTTGCGAAGAACATGGACTGGCCTGGAGCTTACGAGATTGCTGAGCGGATGCGCAAGATGCCGTCCATTCAGCAGTTTGTGCAGGACGAAGACGAGGAAGGCGGGCAGCCCACAGAAGAGCAGATGATGCAGATGCAGCAGATGGAACAGATGCGGCAGATGGAGCAGACGCAGCAGGAGGCGGCGGTTGAGGGCATGCGGCTAGAACTGGAGCAGCAGCGCTCCAAGGCGCAGCAAGCCGAGTCCAATGCCCGCGCCGCAGAGGCCAACGTGCGGCAGGCGGAAGCGAACGCAGACGCGGCGGAAGCCAAGGCAGTGCAGGCCCAGCACGAGGCCAATGCCGCCCCCGCCATTATATCCCAAAAAATTCGCTTGGCAGAGCGCTCCGCTAATGCTAAAGCGACACCCAATAACCGCGGAGCCGGATCTCGCCCCGGAGGCGACCGTTCTAACAAGAACGCTCCACGGAAGGAATGACAATGAAGACTCGCTTGATGATCACCTCCGCTATGACGCCCGCCGAACAGCGGGTTGGGCGGTATATGCGCGCTCCTGATGCACACCCCGATGGCGGGGTTGCCGTAGCGGAACCACCCACTCCAGTAGAAGAGGCCGCCCCGGCTGCGCCCCCCGCCAAAAGCACCGACGACTTATATGATGAAGAGTTTGGCGGCGGTAGTGATGAAGACGGTGACGATGAAGACGGTGGCGAGGGCGACGAGGAGGATAACGAAGAGGATGAGGATGAGGCCGCAGAGCCGGTTAAAGAGCCGCCCGTCAAGCAACCTGCTCCGGTTGAGGAGCGCATTGGCGAACTGACCGCGGAGTTGCGTGAGACGCAGCGACAGCTTGCAGAAGAGAAGAGACTGCGCGAAGACGCGGCAAAACCAAAAGATACTCCAGCGGAAGAGGCTAAGAAAGCTCCTGATCCTGCTGATTACGAATTCGGCGAAGCGGACGCTAAGTTCATCGCCGCTAGTGCCCGTTGGCACGCAGATCAACGCTTCGACGAACGGCAGGAAATGGCCGACCGCGAAGCAATGATTGCGGAGATCGAAACGGGTTGGAAGGGAGCGATCAGCGAACCTTCCGTTGCAGAGCAGTATCCAGACTTTGAAGAGAAGGTTACGAAAGGGGCCGATCGCAAAGACTGGGCCTGTACTCCTGTGATGGCTGTGCTGATCAAGCGTTCCGACGTCGGTGTGCATGTCGCCTATGATTTGGCGTCGAATGCAGACGAGTCGCGACGCATAGCTGCGCTCAGCCCTGAGCAGCAGCTCTATGAGATCGGCCGCATTGAAGGTCGTGTCTCCGCTGCGCTCACCGCCAAAGGCGCTGAGCCTGCTCCCAAGCGCGCAACCAACGCGCCTAGCCCGCCCGAAGCCCGCAGCCGCGGAGCAGGAGGCAAGTTTGCGACCGACGGCGATGCTCTTTACGACAAGATGCTTCGTGAGTTCGATTAACAAGGATTCTACCAATGACTAACCAAGTCACCCAGCTCGCTCTCATCACCGCCGCCATTGCAGCGCGGATGGAGAACACGCTCGTCGCTTCCAAGATGATTACCTGGAACAAGAGCGAAAAGAAAATCAACCCCCTCAATGGCTTCAAGTACATTGAACACGTTCCGCCGCGTTACAATCGGCGTCGTTGGACCGGCACAGTGTCTGATCTCAGCGGCGGAAAGCAGGACACGGTGTTCGGGTCCGAGATATTCACTCTCAACCAAGGCGACACTCTCGACTTTACCTATGGCGACTTCGAGAACATCAAGGACTTCGACTCTGCCAAGAAGAACGCGCGCATTCGTTCAATCGGTAACGACGAGGGCCATCTTGTCGATGCGGAGGTTCTCAGCACCGTCGCGCTTGCGGGGGCCAATTGGATCGGCACTCCCGGCGCGGCCATTACAGACGTAGAGCCGTTGATCGAAGGCTATGTTCGGCTGAAGGAAGAAGGCGTTGCGGATAACGAGATTTTCGCCGTACTTCCCTACACCGATATGCCGGGGCTGGCCAAGTACCTGATGGAGCTACCCGCTCCTGACGCTCTTGCCACGGCTGTTGTAACACGGCTCAGCTTCAAGCAGTTGGCCGGTCTGCCGATTGTGTTTACGCAGCAGCTTCCTGTACTGACTACGGGGTCTCGCGTCACTAGCTCTGGCCCGCAGGTCGACGGCGCGGCGCAGAACGTCAATTACCGCGATGTCTGTGCTTCGTCTACTACCAACGGCTACTTCTTGACTCAGACCATCGATCTGAAGGGTCTTGGCAACGCTGGCACCATTAAGGACGGTGAGATCTTCTCGATCGCCAGCGTGAACGACTACGATAACCGTAAGCAGGCCAGCAAGGGCCGCGTGCGGCAGTTCCGCGTTATCGGCAACTACACGGCAGAGGCCGACGGCACGCTGGCCAACGTGCGGATCTTCCCGGCTATTATCGTACCGGGCGGCGGCGTTACTGGCGACAATGGCGTCAACACCGCCCACGCTACGGTAGACGCGGCTCCTGCCGACAGCGCGGCTATCACGTTCCTTGGCGCGGCCAGTACGCAGTTCTTGCAGCGCGCTCTGGTGAAGAAGTCGGCATGTCGTGTCGAAACCGCGTCTCTGGAAGACCTGCCGTCTGGTGAGAACTCCAGTATCGAAATGAAGAGCATCCCGCTTTCGCTGCGTTCGTACCGCTACGCGGACGGCGACACGGCTGTTTCTTCGCTGCGTTTCGATATTCCGTGGCAGACTAACGTGAACCCGTATGGCCGCTACGAAATCGTTCGCATTAACGGTTGATCTAGCGTAACTGTGTAGAGACCCTGCTCTTAGTGAGCGGGGTCTCGCACTACAGGAGATGCCGTCATGGCCTACGAGACTCTTGACTTTCTTATTCGTCCTGAAGATGGCTGGGTAGAAGTAGCGGAGAACCCCGTAAATCTTATTGTCCGTCCGAGTGGGTTTCACCCGTGGTGGTTGGCCGTAACAGACGGCACCGCTCCCAACGTGGCTACGACGATCGGTGAGGGAACGCTCACCTTTACCGGACAGCCATCTAACACGCAGACCGTTACCATTAACGGCGTGGCGTACCGCGCGGTCACTGCGTACCATGAGGATACACCCGGCGCTCGCGATTTTCTGATTGGTGGTGACGCCGAAGGAACTATCGACAACCTAGTGGAGATAATCAACGGGCGCGCTATCGTGGCGGCGGGGGCTGCCACTGGCACGGTGACAATTAGCGGCGGCGTTCCTATTGCCGACGAAGAGGTTGTTATTGGGGACGACACTTACGTCTTCAAGGCGTTGGCGGCGGCTCCGTTCGAGGTTACGATTGGCGGTGACGCGGCTATCACGGCAACGAATATGATATCGGTAATTAACGACGACGACACATCTGGCGTCACAGCATCAGACGGCGGTTCGGGGGTGGCCGCGCTCACTGCTGATGTGGCGGGAGCCGTCGGGAATGACATCGTTCTTACAGAAGCGGCGACCAATACGGCGGTCTCTGGTGCAGGAACGCTCACGGGCGGCTATAACGCAATTCCGGCAGTTGCCGCCAACGCCGATGTCCGCGCGGTTAAGGAAGATACAGACAAGGCCGTCGTGTCTGCGCTTGCACCGGGCGGTGCAGCAAACAGTATAACGCTCGCCGAAACTTTAACCAACGCGGCGTGGGGAGCAACAGAGATAGCGGGCGGGGCTGATCCGCTGATAGGGCTGGCGTTTGGGCGCGGCGCGGATAATGCCCGTGAGCATTTCGAGTCAAGCGGTGCCCTTACTGGAAAGGTGTTTATCCGAGTAAAAGAACCTCTCGCCAGCTACGCAAGTGAGAAGGCCCATTTCGGAGTCGTACGTAACGGCGCATAAGGAGACTACGCATGTCTAAGAGCAAATTTCCCGGCTGGCGCTACGGTCCAGATGATCAAAGCAGCATCTTCAATAGTGAGGAGGAAGTACCAGAGGGCTGGGTAGCGGATATCGCAGAGGCGAATAAGCTCTATGCCTCCCCTGCGGTAAAGACTTCTGTGAAGGTCGACGTGGCGACGCTACCCGGTCCAGACAAGAACAGGGCCGACGAATTGGTTGTAGTCCATTCGCAGAAGGAGCTTGTTGATATCCTCGAGGCTATGAATAAGTTTCGTGAAGGTACAGACAAGCCGCAAATTGAGTTTCTGGCGTCTTGGCCAAAGCTGCGCCTCGCCGCTACGATCTTAGCAAACGAGGAAGTGGATGCGGTAGAAGAGCTGGAAGAGGCGGAGGACTAGAGTGTCTCTCACGTCTGAAATTATTACCTTCGCTCACCGCGAAACCAACTTGGTTGCCAAGGGACAGGCTCCCTCTGCCGAGCATGTGGCTGAGGCGCTGCCGCGTCTTAATTCGCTGGTCTCCGCCGCCTACGGGTACGAAGTTGGCCGACAGTTCATCGATTGGCCTGTTGGCCAACAGGGTATCTCCGCGGAAGACCAGACGTATTGGAGCGCTAACGAATGGCAGTTCCCGCCCGCCAATGTTCGCCTCATCGCAGCAAGCGATTCTGCCCAGACTATTTATCTGCACCCGCAACCCAGCGACGGCGCGCGAGTGGCTTTGATAGATCCGGCTGGGCTGCTAGCCTCCGCGCCCATTACTATTGACGGCAACGGGCGACGGATTGAAGGTGTGGCTTCGGTAGTTCCCACAGTTAATACGATCTGGTTCTACAGAGCCGATCAGGGAAATTGGGTTGTCCTTTCTGCGCTGACCGCAGTAGATCCAGAAGAGTTCCCGTTTCCTATAGAGTTCGACGATTACTTCGTAATCATGCTGGCGGCGCGCATTAACCCGCGCTACGGGCGTTCTTTGAGTGAAGCGTCGACCGCCATACTAGGGGCCACACTCGAAAAGCTGCGGGCGCGGTATAGGCAGGCGGCGCTTGTTCCGGGCGAGCGAGCGCTAGCGGCTCTAACGTCTGGGTTTGGCGACGGATGCTCGCAGAGCGCGAACGGCGATACGGGGCACCTTGGTCAGCGGCGGCTAGTGCGCCCGCCTCATTACGAGGGGTAGCGGGTTGTGAAACTGCCCTACGCACGAGGAAGCTACTCCCGCCAAGTGGCAAAGACTCCGGTTGTGCCGTTCCACAACAGATATCCCGAAGAAATACCGACGCTCACCGATGGTCCGGTTTCCGCCATCGCGCGTCCTGCGCTGAAGTACTTTCTTAATGAGGGAGACGGCCCTGTGCGGAAAGTGTTCTCAGCACCGGGCATATTCGACGACGCGGCGTTTACCGTCCATGGTCTAGACCTTATGCGCGTTGGGGCCGCCGACGGTAGTGTTACGAATGTAGGCACTATCGGAACGTCTATTCTTGGCGACGTCAGCATGGCGGTTGTCGCGCATATAGAGGACACTATTCCCAGTCGTCTCTTCATCGCTGATGGCGGTGTTCTGTGGATGTACACAGAGAACAGCGGAGCTCTTGGGCATCTACAAGCCACGGGCGCGATTGCGAATGGTTACGTGGTAGAGATCAACGGTGTCTATTACCACTGGACTAACGCTAGCGTGGATGCCAGCGCGCCAGCGGGCACTGTGGGCAACCCATGGCGCGTGGCGCTAGGCGCAAGTAACTCTGAGGCGTTGCGCAACCTGTATTGGGCGATAAATGCTGATGAGGGCGTGGCGGGCACAGACTACAGTACCGCAGCGACTCCGCATCCCAATGTCCGCGCAACAGTCCACACTACGGCAGATCTTTATGTCGCCGCTAACGTAGCGGGCACCGCAGGCAACGCTTATACGACTACAGAGACCGGAGCGAACACGGCGTGGGGAGCGGCTACGTTAGAAGATGGCGGAACTACGCAAATAAGGCAGATAACCCTACCCGGTGACGTTGGCGCTATAAGCGTAGCCAGCATCAACAGCTACGTGATCGTAATTCCGGTACAGAGCGAAGATCTATTTACCGTCGGCAAGTTCTACTGGATTGAACCGGGCGATGACTTTATAGATCCTTTGAACTTTGCCACGGCGGAGCGTAGCAGCGACGTTAATCATCAAGTTCTCGTCTATAGTGATCAGTTCTGGCTGTTCGGTAAGGAGACTACCGAAGCGTGGATTATGACTACTGATCCAGACGCCCCCGTTCAGCGTTACCAAGGTGTTCTTTACGACCGAGGGTCGTGGGAAGGAACTGCCGTAAAGCTGCGCGACTCTATGATCGTAGTGGACGAAGAAGGGGTAGTGTTTCAGCTAAGGGGCGGGCCGAGAGAAATTTCGCGCCCAGATATTTCAGAGAGAATTCGCAGAGCGATGCAGGCCGAGGGCCTGTCTCCTCTAGTTTAGGAGAAGCAGCGTGAGCCTTCTGTGGTTTGATAACTTTCAGTACTACGGCACAGACGAAGCCAATATGCTTCTTGACAGTGTGTGGACAAATATCGCCGTATCTGGTGCGAATGGCGGTCTGCAGACTGATCCTGATGGAGTCTCTGGAACAAAGGTACTGCAACTCTCTGGACAGGGTGGCGGCAGCGGGTCCAGCCGCTTTACGATACCCACGGCTGGCGATGTTCATAATCTGGGGTTCCGTCTCTGGTTGCCTTCCATGCCCGCCAACGACGGACAGAGCTTTGGTGTGGCGCTCAAGGACGTGAGCAATAATAACAAGTATCTTCTGCGGACGAACCCAAGCGGTTATCTAATTTTAGAGCGCACCGACGGGTGCGGAACTGACATAAGCCAAACCGACGAAACCAACGGAGACGTTGTGCAAGTGGGCATAACTGCGTCTCCTGTTCTAGGGTCTGGTCAGTGGCTTCACATCGAATGGTTAATGAATCGGACTTCCGGGGATTACGAAATCCGCGTAGAAGGAGTAAACGTCTTATCCGGCACAGATGGTTCAGTGGCGACGGGGAACAGCGCAATCGTAGAGTGGCTGGCGGGCTACAACGCTTCTGCCGGACAGGGAACGTACCCGTATATAAAGGACGTCTTTATTGCTGACGACGCTGGGTCAGTTAACAATGCCTTTATCGGCCCGGTCACTATCGTAGCTCTGCAGATGACGTCCGACGTTTCTAGTGGTTGGGATCGTAGTTCCGGCGCTACTTGGTACACGCTTATTGACGAGCTTACGCCAAACGATAGCGATTACATAGAAGCCGACGATTCTCCGCCCGCTGCGTCTATCTTTGGGTTTGAGAATCTTGATGTAGATGTCGTTTCTGTCCGCGGGCTACGAATGATATCACGGGCATGGAAGACGGATGGCGGCGATGCGACGCTACAGAATAGTCTCATAAGCGGCGTTAGTGAAGACAACGGCGCTTCTCATGCGGTCGGCGTTTCTGCGCAGTTAAAGTGGGACGTTAGCGAAATAGATCCAGATACCGCAGGAGTTTGGTCCCCTGCCGCCGTTAATGCGGCAACCTTAAAGATAGATAGGACCGCGTAGCATGGTCGCTTCTGTCGGAGTAAGAGTTTCTCAGGCCATTGTCTTGGCGGCAGTGGCGTTTCCTGCCGCTGGGCTGCGCGCGGGGCAAGCCGTCGTACTTGCGGCGGAGGACTCTAACGGCGGCGCTGTTCGAGCTTCGCAGGCGGTCGTGCTGGCTGCGGTGCTTGGCCGCACGGCTAATCCCAAGGTCCGCGCTTGGGGCTACGCGCAAGACGGGCATGAATTCTACGTTCTGCGTCTTGGCAACATTGAAACGCTGGTCTGCGATATAACGACAGGGGAATGGTTTACGGTCGGTAGCGGGGGTGGCCCTATCTGGCGCGCACTCACCGGCACAAACTGGACCGGCACGGGCGCGTTGCCCGGTGCTTACGGCTCTAACGTTCTCGTCGGGGACGACACCACTGGAACTCTCTATTTTCTTAATCCAGATGGAGACTTTGATGACCACCCGATAGATGCGGGCGACGACTCGCGTCCGTTTACGCGCCAGCTAACGGCGCAGCATCTTGTCGACGCCGGGTACGACTCTGTGCCGTGTTATGGCGTCCAAGCGTTCGGCAGCGCGGGAGACAACGCAGAAGGCGATGTCGAACTAGAGTATTCCGACGATCGTGGGAGGTCGTGGATCAGCGCCGGGGTGATCACCGTGGCCGAGGGGGATTACAGCGCGCGGCTGCACTGGCAGAGTCTTGGGCTGATGGACGCCCCCGGTCGTCTGTTTAGATTTACCGATGACGGCGCTATAAAGCGCTTTGATGATTTTGAAATAGAGGTTGGAGAGTGACTACCAGATTTCCATACCAGCACATTGACTGGAACACTCCGCTAGTCGACGCGGATGGTAAGGTGACGCCCTACTTCCAACGGCAGTTGTTCGGGCAGTTAGAAAATGCGCAGGAGATCGACGGAAGTGGAATAGTAGGCGGCAACGGCATTGATGCGACGGGCACGCTCGGCGGCGGCATTACGATAAGTGCCGATGAACAAGAAATTTTGGACGCTATTTCCGATGTCCACGGAACTGTGCTGTTTCGCGGCGCGACAGATTGGGAAGGTCTGCCTCCGGGGACGAACGGACAGTTTTTCAGGACGCAAGGCGCGGGGGCGGACCCTGTTTGGGCGGGGGCGGGCTATAATTTCTCTGGGTGCCGACTCACGAAGACGACCAGCCTGACAGGCCTCGGTTTTACTGGCGGGGGCGCGGCGGTTACTTTCGACAACGAAGAATATGACACGGACAGTTTTCACAGCGGGAGCAATGCCTATCTGTCGGCTCCTGCCGATGGTTATTATGACGTTTCGGCTGCGGCTGTTCTACAGAGCATGACGAGCGCGACATGGGTTAGTGCTTTGATCTCGCAAACGAATAGCAGCGACGTGTTTATCCGTAATATTCGCGGCTCGGCTGTCGAACTCACCGCGACTTTCAATTTTCAAGTCAACGCGGTGGGTCTGGCTGTTCCAGCGTCCGCGGGTGACCGCTTCCGGTTTCTTGTTCGCTCCGAGAGCGACACCTCAATTGACTTCGGTGAAAATCCGTCATTCTCTGTTCATCGCGTAGGTTAGCCTTGTAATTTGCACCGGCCCGGTGTACTAGAGGGCCAGTACTGGAGACACACTATGGGACTTCTCGGAACATTGTTCGGCAAGCCCGCCAAAAATCAGGCGTACGACTACACAAAGGATAGTCTTAACCCCGCCGTGCAGGCGGGCGTAGGGGGCATTACTGACGCGGCTAATGCGCTCAATGGCGGATTTGGCAAGTACATGGACGACTCAGGATTTAACTTTGCTCTTGGCGAGGGGCTGCGCGGCGTTACGGGCGCGGGCGCGGCCAAGGGCATGTTGCGCAGCGGCGCGACGCAGAAGGCGCTTCTGCGGTATGGTACGGGGCTGAAGCAACAATCCTACGATAACTTTCTAAACAAGCAACTTCAACTAGGCCAGCTAGGGCTTGGCGCGGCGGGCATTACGGCGGGCGCGGGCAGCAAAGGCGCTACGGGCGGTGTTGTTGACGGGCTTACGAAACTCTTCAGCGATCCGCGCGTTAAGGTAGATATGCGGCCAGTCGGTAGACTTGACAATGGCCTCACGGTTTATGCTTTCTGCTACGAGGGTGCGCCGATGACCACCATTGGCCTGAACGCCGACGAAGTGGAGGAGCTTCATCCAGAAGCCGTCAGCGTTGCGAAGTGGTTCGGCCCCGGTAAGATGAACGGCGAACAGGTCAAGGTCGTTGACTACGCCTTGGCGGTTCTTCCGGTAGAAGAGAAGGAGGCAGACAATGCCTGAGGGCCTTCTTCCATCAGTCTTTGGGTTCGTTCGCGACATAAAAGATCGCCAGCGCACCGCTAAGGTCGATGATCAGCTCAAGAACTATCTAACGGACCCAGAGGGTACGGTGAAAGGTATTACGGAGATTGATCCACGTTTCGGCATACGACTGGAGCAGGACCGCGTTGCGCAGCAGCAAAGTGCTGAAGAATCTAGGCGGAAGCGCATGAAAGAAAATACCGGCTTTATCAGTCAGTATATGCGCGGCTTAGACCCTAAGACGACGGACATCGGGGCCGCAATCGATGAGCTGGCTCCGTTCTTCTCGGAAACGCTTGGGACAAGCCCTGAAGAAATGGCGCGCTTCCGCGCCGCCGTTACCGCGCACCCAGACATCTTGCAAGGGCTTGACGACGAAGCGTTCAAGGCCATGGCGGAAGATAGGTTTAGTGAGAAGATCGCCACTCCCGGAAGCTATGTGCGGCGCGGCGGAGAAACTGTGGAGAAGGTTCCTTACGGAATGCAGGTGCAAGATACGGCGGCGGGAGCGTTGTCGCGTATCTTCGACCCGAACGTGGGTCGTTATGTTGATGAGCAGCCGGGGGCCGCAGCCCCAAGCGCAGCACCTTCTAGCGGCGGTCCTTCTCAACTGACAGTTGAGGCGCTGCTACCGCACATCGTAGCGCAGGAGTCTGGCGGCGACTACACGGCGCGGAACGCGGAAACGGGAGCGCTTGGCGCTTACCAAGTAATGCCAGAAACCGGGCGCGCGTTGGCAAGGCAGGTCGGCGTTGCGTGGCGACCCGATATGATGCAGAAGGACGATCCTGCAAGTCGTAAGTATCAGGACGCAATTGGCGGAGCCGCGATCCAAGAGGCGGTCAACGCCAGTGGTGGCGATCCGTCTGCGGCGTTTGCGTATTACTACGGTGGGCCAGATAAGAGCAGGCACGGGCCGAGAACACGCCAGTACGTAGAAGATATGACGCGCAGAATTGGTGGCGACGCTTCGCAGGTCTTTGGCCAGCAGGCAGTTATGACGCCGACATCAACATATAATCCTCCAAGGCCGTCTGCGGCTCCGGTGACTAGCAGATCTTTAACCCCGCAAGAAGTGGCTGAACGCGGCTATCGCCCCGGCACGGTTGTCCAAGTGGATAGCACCGGTAAGGAACAGGTTAGGCAAGCCCCAGCGGCTACTAGTAAGACGGCTTCTCTTGTAGCAGGTGAAGAGCGCGCGAAGTTGCTTTCTGACATGACGACTCGTTATCTCACAGCGGTTGAGCGTCTTCGTGATCACCCCGGATTGGAAACGGCGGTCGGGGTTGTGCAAGGTAGACTTCCGGGCTTGGTTCTTGGCCAAGATGCGCAGGACGCTATAAACCTTCTAGAGAATCTAGGAGATCAGACGGCGTTGACCAATATGCTGGCGTTCAAGTCATCCAGTGCGACCGGAGCAACCGGGTTCGGCAATATGTCTAACGCGGAAGGCACAAGGCTGGAGAACGCCTTCGGTTCTCTAAAGCGTACTAACTCTATTGAGCAGTTGAGAGATACGCTGGACTCGATATACACAGACATCAGCGCAATAAGCAAGAGACAGGCCGAAGGGTTTGCAAAATTAGAAGCTGAGAAAGCAAGTGGCGGAGGGGAAGTACCTGTCGGCGCGACGGCGACTAATCCGCAGACCGGTGAAAAGATTCGCTGGAACGGGACAGAGTGGGAGCCTATGTAGATGGCAACAGCGCCCCCTCCCGGCTTTGTTCTCGATGCCGCGCCGCCCGCTCCAGCGCAGCCCCCCGGCTTGCCGGAAGGATTTATGCTGGACGACGGCAGCATGTACGGCGGGCCTATAACTCAGACAGCGCCAAAGGCATCGTTCTCTACTCCGAAGCCCGCGAAGACTCCAGAGGAACTGAAGTTCGCGCTTTCTGAAATGACCAAGCGAAGGCTTCCAGTCGAAGACCTAGTGAGCTATGCAAGAGAAGCTGGGTACAGTTTTGACCAAGATACGCAAGACTGGCTACGCGGAGCATACACAGATAATTTGCTCGATCCTACGTACGATGATGGAACTCCGATAGACTCTCAGATCTCGGATTGGGATATCGAAGGCCCACCGCCAGAGCAGGGCGTTACAGAATCTGTGCTGCGCGGGGTTCAGGGCGGCGCGCTGCGCGGCTGGGCCGATGAGATTGCTGGGTTCAGCGGCGCGGTTGGAAACAAGCTGGGTACTGCGTTCGGTATGAACGAGAGCGATGCGGACTTTTGGGACATCTATCAACAGATCGCAGAACAGCAGCGCAGAGAAGCCGACGCCGCGTGGGAGCAGCACCCCGGCGCTTACGCAGCGGGCTTTGTCCCCGGCATGTTTACAGGGCCTTCTTTCATGGCGGCTGGTAAGGCAGGCGCGCCGTTAACCGGCTGGTCACGCGCGGGCCGCGCGGCAAGTATAGGCGCGACAGAGGGCGGAGTAAGCGCTGCCGGAGCCGCAGACCCTGGAGCCGATGAAAACTTTATGAACCGCTTACCAGACGCTGCATGGGGAACAGCGGCAGGCGCGGCACTAGGCCCCGTGGTTGACCGCGCAGCCGGGTTTGTCGGCCGCGAAGGGCGGCGCGCGTGGGAACGGTTTGGCCCCGCCAGTCGTTCGCCAGATAGCGGGCTCTTGGCGATGAGCAACCGTGTGGAGACAGACCCTGCCGCTATGCGCGCAGAAGCTGAGCTTATGCAACAGGGAGGCGTAGAGCCGCGCCTTGCGGACGTAGTACCGGATGAGGGCCGTTCACTAATCCGCCAAGCGGCGCAGATGCAGACGCCAGCGCGCGCGGAAGTAGCACAACATGCGGAAAGTGTCTATGCTGATCTACCTGAGCGCGTGGCAGGGCAAGCGCGCAAGGGTATAACTGGTGAGAAGCAGACCGCGCGCCAAATTGCGGCGGTCGCTGAGAAAGAGCGCGACGCGGCTATCTCTAGAGCAATTGACCCTATCCGCCAAGAGCCGGTGCCTGTAACCATGCCGATGATGGAAGCATTCGGCACGCGCGCAGGGCGCAAGGCTCTACGCGACGCGGCGGAAATGGTAACGCCAGAGGGCCGCGCCGCCATAGCAGGCGTTAACGGCGCGCTCAACGCCATTGCCAAGCTGGACCCACGTCTACCTGCTCCGGCGCGTGAGAAAATAACCGCGCAGATTATTGATGAGCTACAGATACCGCTTGACGTGGCTGATAAGTTCGCCGTAGCTGCGCGCGACGTTGGTCGCCTCCCCGGTATGAAGCGCGCCAGCAATGCCGCTGGAAAGACCGTACGAGACGAAGCGCGACAGCTCCACCCTGCGTACAATCAAGCGTTGGAGGAGTATAGCGCCGCAAGCCGCGTAATGGACGCGGCGACGGGCGCACGCGGCAGCCGGTTTGAGGGGACGGACTTCTTAAAGACGCCGCCGGATGACTTCGTCACGGGGGTACGGCAGGCTGGCGATGTACCGCTCGCAGACCCGCCGCTTAGCGAAGCAGACGCTCTAGCTGTTCGCGCCCGCGATGAAGTTGTGGACGCCTCTCTCAAGGGCCGTGGACAAGGGGCGCTGCCCGTAGCGCGCCAAGTGGCCAGCGGTCCGCATCAGCAGGCGCGCAACGCCACGCTGCTAGGCGGGCGCAAGGCGCAGAACCTTGAGCGCGGCATGGGCGCGGAGGTTAAGCGCTACGAAACGACCAAGGCAATAGACCCGCGCGCTGGCAGTCAACCTATGACGCGTGGCAAGGACGCCATAGTGGACGGCTTTGCAGAAGCCGCTAGAGATGTTGCCACGGGCGGGCGCTGGCCGGTTATTCGCGTACTGGCCAAGTGGCTTGCCCAAGGCGGCATCCGCAATGTAGACGCGGAGCGCTTAAGCCGCGACGCTATAGACCCAACGCGCGTAGAAGCGGCGATCAGTTACCTTGAACAGCGCGGCATGGCGCGCGGGCGGGCGCAGCGGTTGACTACCACGTTGGGCAGCATACTCGGTGGCCGCGCCACTACTAACGACGAAAAGGAGCCGGTAAACAGCATCCGTGCTCTCATGAAGAACCAAGGAGTTGAACAGTGACTTACGTTCTTGGAAAGCAATCTCTAAAGCGCCTTGAAGGCGTTCACCCAGATATGGTGGCCGTCGTAAAGAAGGCCATGGAAGTTATGAATGAATGGGACGACGAAGGCATCGTCAGCACAGACTTCATGGTGCTCGAGGGCGTGCGCACTCCTGCACGGCAGAAAGAGCTTTACGCGCAAGGCCGCACCAAGCCGGGTAACAAGGTAACGTGGACATTGAACAGCAACCACTTTGTCAATAAGACCACGGGCTTTGGCCACGCGGTTGACCTTGTGCCCTACCCCGTGGACTGGAATGACTTGAAGAAGTTTGACCGGCTGGCCCGCGCCATGTTTACTGCCGCTGAGGCCCTTGGTATAGAAATTCGCTGGGGAGCCGACTGGGACAGAGACGGTAAACCACGTGAACGCGGAGAGTCCGATTCTCCGCACTTTGAACTGATATAAGGAGACTCTACTAATGACGGCAGTTACTCAACTCGGCGATGAAGTTGTCGCCTTCGCTCCCCGTGGCCGCGCCAAGGTTCAAGAGATCGTTACCGCAATTGATCCAGAGGGCGCGCAGTTTGCGGCCAACATGATCCTTTGGCTGGACACGCTCCCCACAAGTGAGCCCGCGACGGTTGGAGAGCCGTGGCTCAACAGCGGCGTGCTGACCGTGGGCAATGGGCCGTAGGACTTTAACCTCTAGCCGCTGGGGCGGTGTGCCCCGGCGGCTATCAGGCACATAGGAACTGACCATGTACAAGTTTGTTGCCGATAATATCGTACGAATTGTCATTGGGCTGGTCGTAGCGATTGCGCTATTCTGGTTCGTCTCTAGTTGGTTTAGTGGGCAATCTGCTAAGACCGAAGCCCGCCTAGGCAAGAACACTACGGAAGCTGCTATAGAAAGCGGCAGAGACGCTGTCGGCACACTAGGCGCGCAGGGCGCGGCTGAAGATGCCTCCGATGAGCTCACAAGGGAAAACGCCGATGATATTCTCAATGCCGAAGGCGCAGACGCGCCTGTTTCTCCTGCCGCCGCTGATGCTGGCAAGCGCAGCTTGTGTAAGCGCGCCGTCTATCGTGAGCGCCCCGAGTGCTTGCAGTACGCTCCTGCCAGATGAGTGGAAAACAGGTGTGGCGGGCGCGCCCCTGCCCAGCGGGGACACGGTTGGCGACTGGATTGCGTTTGGCGATGCGCAGACTGGCCAGCTCGACAAGGCGAACGATCGCTACCGCGCGGGCGTGGGAATCGTAGGCCGATGCGAAGAGCGCGATCGCGAAGCGGTAGAACGCTCAAGGCGTGGGTTCTTCGGGCGGCTGTTCGGCCGCTAGCAGCCGCGAGATACACCCAATAGCTTCGTCATAGTCGCCGATACACGCATAAGCTACGGCGAGGAAATCCACGAATGGCAGCGGACGACAGAAACGATGCGTATCAGCGCTGTTAGCCCATTCGGGCTCGGCGTAGACGCTACGCTCCTTCGCCTTCTCAATATAGTGGATGGCCTTGCGTAAGTCTTCTGCGCCGTTCTTCTGCCGCCAGCGGACGACATACTTGGTAGCGCAAGCTAACAGATAGTGCAGCTTAATATCGCAGACCCAATCCCAGTGCTGGTATTCAAGAGCGCCATAGTGATCTCCACCTACTTGCGTCTTGTTTGCTTCACTTTCCATGCGCGTTTCTCCAAAGATCTGTAATGTAGCGGTAGAACCAAACGTCTATTTTTTGCGCCGGGTCGTTTACGGCCAAGTGTAATTCGTCGATAGGCGCCCACGGTTCTCCATTATCAGTGCCGTATAGTAGCGCCGATAAATATTTTCTAAATTCATCGGCGCAGTAAACCAGACGCGGATGCGCGTTGCCCATGCGGCGTTCATCGACGCAGAAGCGGAATCCGTCAGCGGCGTCGGCGAATTTTAGAACCCACGTTTCGTGATCCTCCAGATCTTGCTCTAAGTCTATGCCGTGTTCCCGGGCAGTGTCTTCTTCGTGGCCGCCGAATACTTCGCGGAAGGTCGCGTGGTCGCCGTAGTCTGGCAACGCGCGCTTCGTCGGCGCGGGCATGTCGCCCACTATATGCTCAGCCATGTCGTGCTTCAAGGCGGCGCGGAGCAGCTTGGCGCTGGCCAGCGGGCGCAGCCGCATGATGATGCACGCCACGTTATAGCTATGATGACCCACGCGGTCAGTCAGCAGCGTTGGAATGCCGTGGAACCTGATAGTTCCGCCGCCGTGCCACATGAACTCCAGGTCTCTAAAGTCGCTCATCGCTCCGTTCCTCCGGGTGTGCTTAGCTCCGCCGCGCGGTGCATCCATTCAGCAGACGCCGCCCGCCAGTCACAGTTCATATCGCCGATCTTGTAGCACCTGTCTATGGCTGTCTCGTAGTCGTAAACCTTACGAGAATCCCATGCGCGGGCTATGGGGAAAGCCACATCGGCCAAGAAAGAGTGGTTCAGCGCTGTGGTTGGGCGTTCTCTTGCCCCGCCCCGCTTCCACGGTGTTTTGATTGGGTTAAGCACAGGGTCAAAGAAATCCATGAACCTTGGCAGTTCTTCTTCAAACAGGTCCATGGTGTTGTAATGAAACATGGGGGTCGCGTTGAGCAGCCCCTGCGTCACGCCGCGCGTGTAGCGGTCGCTCACCATGGCGTCGTGCGCTCTAGCACCGAGATCTTTAACAATGTCAGTGTAGATATGGTAGTCATTACTGATTTGCGTCATCGTGCCTACGCGGACGTTGAGCCGCGCCGCCATGTACTCCAGCAGAACACTGAAGTTGACCGCGTTGGCTCCATGCGCGCCCCACCACAGATCATTGGAGCGACAACAGACAGTCATGTGCAGTGCGTCACCAATTATCCTAAAGTAGACGTGCGTATTGCAGGGGACGTCTTTGCTACTGCCTGCGCTCAGCAGGTCGCCGTTCATAACGAACTCTCGGTCGCTGGTTTGGTGGATACCCCATGCGTCCCACATGGTAAGCACGGCGCGACGGCTCGAAGGATCTCTGGCCAGAGCTTCGACTATTTCATCAAGCTGGTCATACCCGAAGTTCTTCCGCCACCTATACCCGTAGGCTCCCGGCTGCGTTTTGCCGCCGTCGTCAGAGTACTCGAGCATTCGCTTGTTGTACTGGCCCAGCCATGCCAAGTCATTGCGCCCAGCGAGCATCCATAGGGCTTCCATAAGGTGGAAGAAGGGGTTGGCGTTACGCAGCGGGCTGAACAGCACCCGTTCCAGCGGCTTGGCGGTTACAGTGGCAACGGGCACGCCACACGTAATAACGTGGCCATTGCGCGACTCTGTGCCGTAGGTCGGCGCATCTGGGTCGCACATAAGCTTAAGACCAAGGCTCAGCGCTTGGTTGACGTTGCGTGGGTTGAGCGTTATCATAGTATCACTCCTGTCTGTGGGTATCTCTGCTTGGGTCTGCCTTCGCCCAGACGAACACGTTCGTACTTATCAAACTCACAGAGACAATTTTGCACGTCCTGCGCGGTGAGCGGCAACATGCTAAGGCGCTTGTTGACCGCGTCACGTAGAACGCTCAGCCGCTCCCTGAACGCAGCTTCTGACATAAGGGCGCTTATGGGCAGCCCCAGCACACGATTCATTCCTCTGCGGCTGCCGGGGCCACTTGCGGCGAAGGTGTTGAAGTCTTCCCACTTGTTTGGGTCGGCGTACTTCCAATCGGCTATAACTTGCGCCGCCATAAAGCTGCCCAGCCCATTTTGGTTGGATAGAACAAGGTAAACGTTCGCAAGCTGGCCAACGTCCATATCCCGCGCCAGCTTTTTGCGATTATCCCACAGGGGCTGAAGAACGTGGTCGATCACATAGTCTACTTTATTCATCGCGCGCCCGTTCGTACTAACGATGTACGCAGCATTGAAGTTCTTTAGTTTCTCAGCCGTTCGTTCATGCAAGTGCTCACGAATAGATTCCGGTTTGAACGGAAGAACAAGTGGCTTTATACGAGACAACGCGCCTTCGTTGTTGAACAGCCGCGCCATAACAAGCGCAAACCACAGATACTTATGGTCGCGCCAGCGATCTAGATAGTTCTCAAAAATCCACTTAGTCACGCGGTCATCGTTGCGACGGACGTTGCAGAAGCGATACTGGCTGATTATAGGGTCAGGTCGGACTATCTTACCGCCGCGCTCCTTGGCTACGCGGTGGCGCTCGCGGGCTTTGATAAAGTTGACTAGATCAGCTACACGCATCACAGCCCTCCTTGTACGCCTTCTTCCAAGAAATTACAACTTCAAAGCGTTGGCCCCATTCCCCGTTGCCTGACTTGTAGTCAGTTTCTCGCACACGGACAAACTCAGAGTGGCGCTCTTTCAATCGCATGACGCTGTTATTGTGGACCTCCAGCGTGCGATACGTATTCGCACCGCCGGGGGAGCCGTGCCCGCCGTGCTGATTGACCGCGTAGCCGCCCATGACGATATTTGGGAACCCCTTGCGCAGAAGTTGGAGCGTGATATCGAAGTCGTCTTGCACTAGCCCGGCGCAGTACTTCACGCCAGCAGCACGGAACTTCTCCACATTGAAGCCGAATACGTGCCACGGACGAGAGCAGAACATATCCCCGGTTACGCGGTTACCGCCCTGCCGCGCAATCGTAGACGCGTGGGCGTACTTACCAAGATGCTTCTCCAGCGTGTTGAACATGCGGCGCACGTCGGCGGGCTTGGCCTGCCTGAACTTCGTAGTATCGTCGGTGCGGCGCACGTGGAAGCTAAGGTCGTCATCCACCATGACCGCCGCGGCCTCGCTGGCGTGATCCATGATCCACTGGCGCGCACGGGCTATGCCAATGCCTTGCGGATGCTCGACGACCTCGACAGCGGGCAGGGCGGCGCGGTACGCCTTGGCTTCACCCTTGGGTACGACCATTATGGGCGTAAGCCCAGCGCCTGCTAGGTCTAGGGCGGTACGCACGTCGTGGCTGCGTTGCATGGAAGGTATGAATATCTGCATTTAGCGTCTCCGCAAGATTGCTTCGAGGACTAAGAGACCCCGCCTTTTCAAGGGGCGGGGTCTCTATGGCTCCGGTTGCTGGGTCCGTTAGAAGGCGATGTACCCCTTCTTCTCAGCCCATGCAAAGTCGACGCGGCGATCACCGTAGGTCTTGTCAGCGGCGAGCGCGGCCTTCGCAGCGTAGGTGGACTTGTGCGCCATGATGATATCCACCATTGCAGCGGTCCAAGAACCTTCGCGGGCCTTGATGTCGGCGCGCTTGACGAGATGCTTGTAGGTTCGGTCGGCCTGCGGGGCCTTTGCAACCTTCGCCGCCTTGGGAGCGGCGGGCTTCGCCGCCTTGGGAGCGGCCTTCCTTGTGAGCTTTTCGGCCATGGTATTCAATTCTCCTTTCGTAAATGGGGACACTGCCCCGACTAGCTGCACCGCTTCTGGGGAGGCCCCATGGTCCAACATGTCTTGCTTTAACTCCAGAAGAAGCGACTGTAAAGTTTCTTCTTCATGTTGCTGTTTACCATAAAGCGGCAGTTGCTGCTCGTGTATTACGCGATCGAACACGCCCAGCCCGCTCGACACGCTCGGCATCCGGTACACCGCCCTGGCCCCGCAGAATGTAGGGGCCATGACAAAGAGCCTGCCAAACCTGCCGCCGAGCATACTTGCCGGGTCGGTGACGACATAAGGATACTTAGCCACGACGCTTTACCTCCAGCGCGTCTAACAGAGCATTCTGCGTTCTAGTCTTAGCGCGTTGAACGTGGAACACTGTTTCGTCTATGGTCCCCCGCGCCAGTATGTGATGGACGAACACACGCTGCGCCGTGTTCCCCTGCCTGCGGACGCGTTTGATAAACTGGTCATAAAGCTCTAAGTCCCAGAACAGGCTGAACCAGATAACGTGCTGCGCGCTGCCTTTCTGGAAGTTTAGCCCGTGCCCCATGCTGGCCGGATGGCCGAATAGGATAGGTATCTGGTTAGCGTTCCACGCATCCTCTATAGCCTTGGCCTTGGCCTGCGTTCTAGCGTCGGACATGAATACTGCGGTCGGGAACCTTTTCCGCAGCCGCGCCTCGTCGTGGTTGAACTCGTAGGCTACCAGCACGGGCGCGCCGTTAAGCTCGTCTATCAACTCCTCTAGAGCGCCCAGCTTAAGGTCGTGTAGCTCCAACACGGCGCGCTTGCTGCCCATAACCTTAGAAGCCAAGTCATCATCCACATAGACCGCGCCGTTGGCAATCTGGCGGCATTTGGTGCTGGCGGCTGCGGCATTAGAAGCGACGATTTGTCGGTCTTCCAGCTTGGCCAGTAGTTCGTCCTCCAGCGTATCATAGAGGCTGCGCACCTTGGGCGGTAGATCAATGAATATCTTTAGCGGCATAATTTCTGGTAATTCTAAGTGGTCCTCCGCGCTGGCGCGCATGGCCAGCGGGCGGATCGCAGCATATATGCGCTCCGCCGCGCCGGGTTGCAGCGCCCAATTCCACCCGTTGCGGTCCAACGCCACGAAATACTTCATGCGGTAGTGAGTCACGTACTGGCCCAGCGCGTTGCCAAGGTCTAGCACGTACATCTGCCCAAACAGGTCCATCAGCCCGTTAGGCGCGGGGGTGCCCGTCAATCCCCAGCGCCGCGTGAACGTGCGGAGAACCTGCTTTAGCATCTTAAACCTGACACCTTTGGTATGCTTGAACTTGGTAAGTTCGTCTATAACCAACGTATCAAAGCCCAGCGCCTTCCAGCGGCGCAGGTCCATCGCTCTTCCGCGCGACGGCCCGCCATAAAAGAGCCATTCAAGTCCTTCTGGGTTTATGACGAGAATATCGTAGTCCTCTACATTATCTAAAACATGCTGTTTCTGCGGGCCGTGGAGAAGGCCGATGCGGATATGTTCCAGGTCACTCCACTCTTTAGGCTCCTCCGGCCAGACAAGTTGAGCTACGCGCAGCGGCGCGATAACTAAGGCGCGACGATTGGTCTTTGCCTTGTTCAGCGCATCTAGGGCCTTGAGGACTACGGCGGTTTTCCCCATTCCGGGGTCTAATAGCAGCGCCGCCGCGCCGTGGCTGAGCAGGAACTTTATGCCCTGCTTCTGGTAGTTATGCGCGAGCTTGCTGAACGCGAGCTTGGATTGCGGCAAGCGCGGCTTCTTCGTCGTCAGTCCACGCGACATCATATCCTAACCCTTCCAACATAGCGTGAATGTATTCTTGCTTTGCGTCGGGCGCGTACCCCACTTCCTTGAATTCCAACAAAAACGGCTTGCCGCCCGGTATGAAAAACAGCCTGTCTGGCCAGCCTGTCTCGCTGCCTTGGGGCGGCTCTAGCTTCAAGCTGGCCACCCCAAAGCGGCTGAGCGCCTTGGCCTTTACGCGTCCTTCTAAAGCAGACTCTCTACGCAAGAGAGGAGAGGCGTCGAGCTTGATTTTCTAATGGAACCAGCGCGTTCTCTACGCTTCTTAATGCTTCGAAAGCACCGCCGATAGAACCTGCGTAGATAGGGGCAGCACGTACTTCGCCACGCGGTTCAGAGGGCACATTAGGTGATTCTCCCATAAGCATATCGGCGGCGGCAGCTACACGAGAAGTCATCTCGGCAATGCGGCCCGCTGTTTCTTCTAACCGATGCCGCATCTCTTCCATGGGAGACTCGGGGCGCGGTTGGCCCCCTGCATTATCAAACTTGGTTTCTGGGTACATTTCTAATCTCCTTGCTTAAGCTCGTCGCTGTGAGTGTTCCTAATGGCCGCGACAATTTCCATCAGGTGCGTTGCTTGCGACTTAGCATCGTCAAGCGCGTTGTGGTAAGTCCCCTGCCGCTCCAGCTTGGGCGCTGCGTAAGCATCCCCGAGTAGCTCGTGCAGGTTCTTCAGCGTGCGGTAGCAGCGCCCGCCCCAAGCGGGTAGAAAGGGACTGACGCCGCTGGCATCGTACATACAAGCCAGTATGGGGTTATCAAAGTCTGCGCCGTTGCCGTATAGGCGGATATTGCGGCGGTCGTTAGTTAGACCGCGCAGCCAGTCGTCAAACTGCACCATAGCGTTCACAAGGCGGAGGGCGTTGCCGCTTAGTGCGTGTTCCAAAGCTGTTCTCGCTTCCGGCGATTGCTTGGCCCACCATGTTTTAGTTCCTTCCTCTTCGCGAAGATAGTGATCACGGCAGGATTCTACGTCGATAACAACATAGAATTCACTACCAAGCTCGTTCCGCTCAGGATGGAACTCCACTGCTCCGATGCTGAACCCTACGCAACCGGGCACGACGCCCAGAGTTTCAAGGTCAAGCATTATGTGAACTAGTCTCACTCTGGGTACTCCTGCGCTATAGTTTTCTGCAGAAGACTTATGTGCTCCTGCATCGCCTTGAACTCAGCGATCAGCTTACTGCGGTCGGGGGCGAAGTTCGGATCAGAAGACATAAGATCCATTTCAATAATACTCGTCGACTTCCTAATCCCGTCTATCTGTGAAGCGCCTACGACGAACTTTCTTCTCATATTTCTCTCCCTAGAACTGGCACGGGCCACCCTTGGCTTTGCTGTAGTCACACCATCTGCATTTGTCGTTAGGAGTGGGAGCAAAGCGCTTGTCTTTAAACATGGCGACTATCTTGCTCTCCCACCCCGCCTTGATACCTTCGAATTCATCGCGCGTGTACTCGCGGATAACTTCGTTGTCATCTTTCTGGTCTAAGTACCAAAGCCGCGTCGTTACGTGGTTGACTTCCGGCCACTTTATGAAAGGGGCGCAGCTAAAGAGCTCAACCTGCTCTTCGTTAGTGTCGTACTTCCGCCCAGTCTTGAAGTCGATCAAGTCCACTGTGTGGTCGTCGTACTTCACCACAACGTCGCAGACTATGCGCAGCCACGTATCGCGCGCGAACCATTCAGTCGGCGTCCACTCGCGCGTAAATCCCCATTGCTGTTCAACCATGGGGGCCAGCTTTAGCAGGTGCAGCATTTCATCGTTGAAGTGGCGGTAGTTCTCCGGAACTTTGGGCTTGCGCGCCTTGGCCGTTAGAAACCGCTCCCCTTCCTTGTGAATGTCCCCGCCGCGCTGCATCGCAGGATTAGGCTTCTCTGGCAGCTTGTCAATGTGCTTCAGTTTGAAGCGCAGCGGGCATTGCTTGTAATCGGCGTACCGACTGTAAGACCACGCGGTTATTCCGTTGCTCACTTCTTATTCTCCTTGGTCTTACCAGTACCTTTGCAGTAGGGGCACGGTTCTTTAACACTGTGCCAACGCTCTCTCCGCCAGCGCCAGCCTTTACCTAAGCAAGCGATGCACTTCACTGCATTGTGTCCTTACTACTCACTTCCAGGTCGTATTGCTTGGCCCTGTGCGCTGCGGCCAGCATTTCTAACAGCTCCAGAACAAAAGGCTCTTCAAGATTGCATGAAGTCATCGCTTCGCCGGTATCCAAGTCGTTCACCGTAATGAGAACCGCCGGGTTCTCCATCCCTGCGGCAATAAGCATCTGAACTATCTGTTCTCCAACTTCGCCAAGAGGAAACGAATTGAGCAGCGGATCAGGATTAATGCTCTTACTCATACTTACTCTTCCCTTCTGCGCACTTCTTAAGATCTCCCCAAGTCTTACCGGTCTTACCTTCGCTGAGCATGGCCACGTCCAAATCTTCACTAACAGCTTCCATGCTTTCGCGGAGAACCTGCATCTCTGCGGCTCTATCCGGGCCGGATGACGCGTTCATTTCATCATAGACCTGCACGAGAAAGCGCCCGCGCCGCTTAGGGTGTTCGTGGTAGTTTATCATCGCCTGCTTCGTAACGTCCGCGGCAGAACCTTGGCACAGGTAATTCAACAGCTTATACTCGTAGGTCATAGGTCTGCCGTATTTCTTGCTAAAGCTCGGCGGCTCTACGTAATACGCCCGCCCACCCCATGTATAGAGACAGTCCCCCGCCTTGCCAAGGCTCTTACAGGCGTCGGCCAGCCCGCCGCGCCCCGTAAGGCTGGGCAGCGCCCGCCTATGCGCTGTGAGAAGCTGCTTGGCCTCATCTATGGAGCAACCTATGCCCTGCGCGGTAGCGGGCGCGCCGCCGCCGTAGATAAGGCGAAAGTTCGCAATCTTTACGTTCTTACGCTTAAAGATCAGCGTCGTCACCTTAGTAATTAGATCAGCGACGTATTGGTGAACGTCAAGCCACGGGTTGTCAATATACGCCCGCAACAACGGCCCATCTTCAAAGTGAGCCGCAAGGCGGAGCTCCTGACCGTTATAGTCACGGTGAAGCCAAGTTTCTCCTGCGTCTGGTTGGAGATATCTTCGCACAAGCGGTAACTCTTCCACAGATTGTAGAAATGCTGGATGCTCATACCCGTCATCATTGTCGTCCCACTGTTTGCTTATATTCAAGAAGTTCGGGTTCTTGGTCGACGGCCTGCCGGTGCGCGTGCCCCCGGCCTCGCCGCGTATCTGGTTCCAGTTAGTGGAGATATGTTCGTCGCCACGGCGCTCCGCCTGTTCTAGCCACGGCTGCATGAACATCTTCAAGCAAGTAGAAAGGCGGTTGCGGTAGCCGAATGCGCTGGCCACGCGGGGGTCTTTGTACAGGTCTGGAGTAAGCGTCTTTTTGCTGATGCTGAACTTGCCCGTCGGCGTAAGCGCAAGCTGATCTTCCCGCACTATATTGGCCTTGAGCAGAGCTTCTAAAATCTGCGCATCGTTGTCAAAGCTTATGTCTGCCTTCAGTCGTTTGCGGAGCCAAGAGTCGGCGCTGAGCAGTGCCTGCTGATAGCCGCGCACATCGCGCCGCAGGCTCCTAACGTCAATACGAATACCCGTCCGTTCGTTATCAAGAAAGATCGGCATGACCTTTTGCTCGCGCCGGTACGCACCGAGCATATCGTGGTCATTAATAACATAGTTCCACGCCTCCTTGAACAAGCCTATGGCGCGGTCAGTATCTCCGCAGGCGTAGCGGCCCACAAGATCACCCGGAGCGTGGCATATGTGGCGTCCCCACTCAGATGGAGTGAACCTGCCATGCGCAGCCTCTAGTTCCCGCTTGCGCGCCATGACCCACGCCTTAAGCGCATCCTGCTCATCTGGCGGCTCACCTAGGAACCGCTCAGCCAAGCTCTTAAGGTCTAGCTCTCGCGAATGCGGATCGCGTAGGAACATGAGGAACATAGCGTCGTGGATTTCTTCGGCTGGCAGGCGGGGCAGGCCCAAGTGGGTTTCGCCTACGTCACAGTCGAACTTACCATTGAAAAACAGAACGCCCTTACCCGGCTTCCACACTGTCTTCAATGCATTGATCGCGTCCTTTTTGGAGCAATTGTTTTCAGCAGGGTGATTCCATGCAAAGTAGCGGCTCTTCTTACCGGGCAGCTTTATACTCACTCCCACTGGCGCAGGCGGGTAATCCGGCCGCGCTTCTATGCCCTTCGTTTCGAAGTCAATTGTAGGGAGAACCGGACAGCGCACATTAGATCCTTAGTAGAAGCGGCGACGTGCCGGAGTGACTCAGCACGCCGCCGCCCTGCGCCAGCCCCGGCGCTATGAGGGGGACGCCGGGGCTGAACAGTTAGCGCTTGCCGCGCGTGAGCTTTTTGCTGGACGCAGTAGGCTTGCGCGCCACGTCATCTTCCGCTTCAAACACGACGTAAGGGAAGTCAATGCTTTCGTGCAATTTGCGGTAACGCTCCATAAGCGCCGGGATAAGTTCATCGCTTACTGGCTCGATCAGCTCGAAGTTTGTCTTGAACTGGCTCTTGGGATCGGGCGTCATATAAATGCGGGTATAGACCGCAAATAGCGGCTTGTTGAACTGCTCAGCAATATCGCGGACGTAAGCGTCAAAACCCTTGCCACTCATAACCGGAACCTTGAGAAAAGCTTCTTCGCAGGTGCGGAAGTGTTCCGGGTCGTCGATAAGCGAAAGTTCAAAGCCGCCGCCGCGCCCCGCGCTGGTATAGGTGCCAGCAGGCAGGCAGGCCAGTCTGCGCCGGTTGCTACACGCTTTGCCGCGCCCGCGCTCAGCGCTACCCCACTCGTTTTGAGGACAGGGCTTGCAAGTGTCTGACTGGCGCTCAAAAGCATCTTCCTTATCTACGGCCTCATGCGGAGCCATTTCATCTTTCTCTTCGGGGTTCTTGCAGAACGCGAAGCAAGTTGGCGGAGTGCGGTTGTCGGCGTCGAACGCTTCGGCATAGTACACGTTTTCAAGGCACCACGCGCCGATGATCACAGCCATCTGGTTGCCCGGTAGCGCCGCGTCGTCAAACTGCAACACGCCTGCCCGCGTACTGAAAAACCTGCCACCCCCGCCAGAGTCTGTAAGGGTAGCTGACTTGCCCGCCAGCTTGGCGAGCTCATCATCATAGTTGGCGACTTGCGTGCCGGGTTTCTTAGCTGCCATGTTAATCGTCCTTATTAGTTGGAATTAAACCTTCGTCACTGAGAGCTTCTTCGCCTGGAACGTTCCCACGCCGGGGACTACCTTACCCGCGTCAAAACGTTCCTTCACCGCGACGCGGTTGAGCGCGCGGTTCAACAGGTCAAAGCCGCTTGTTTTCTTAACGTGCGCGTACAGCGCATCCCAATCTTCGACGACTGGAATAGTTTCGCGAATGATAACGCCCTTGTAGCGCTTACCGACCACGCCACCCTCATTGGCGGAGACGCTTTCGATCACATGCCCGAGAATGGCTTTTTCGTAGGTCTCTATTTCGCTGGCCACCCTGTTAAGCGCAAGGCGCGCTTCGCGGACGTCGTGGTATTCATCCACGAGGCCGCCCAGCTTGGTTTTGGGGAATTTAGCCCTGAGCGTTGGGAGACCGAATATCTTCAGTCCCAGCACTCCTGCCGCCTTCACAGCGGCCTTCAACTTGTCACTCATCACTTGTTCCTTAGTTAACTTGTGAACTTGGAAGGCGCAGCCTGCCCGGGATCGCGGGGAAGCGGTTAAAGCAAGCTGCGCCCAACGGCCCTTGTACCATAGTAATGGCAGAGGCGCTATAGGTCAGTACGCGGCCCCTTGTACACCGGGAACCGGGGCTTGTCCTTAACTCCTACGGGCATGGACTTGTACTTCACAGTAGCGCCTATCCATTTATTGGCATCTTTCCAGATATCGATCCTCTCATCATCTGTGAACCCTGTACCGATGTCGAATTCAACGCCGGTCTGCGTGTCGCGAACCTTCAACGCGCCAAGCGTACCCATGGGGATCATGTTCTCTTTGTGGGAAGAGCGCTCTGTTCTGCCGAGAGCATCCTTCTTAGCTTCGTTGGCGTTGTGCATCCGCTCTTCAAGGCTGAGTATCACCGCCTCGCCATCTACAAAGCGCTTCAGCTTCCACAACCCACCCTCGCGCAAGGTGGAGCGCCCAGATTTGTAATAGCCCAGCGGGTCACGACCCATGATGCCCTCGTAACCTTCTTCGAACTTGGCTTCTTCGTACGTCTGCACTTCGTCGACAGAACGCATTATATTGTGCGCGACGATCTTAATACGAGGATGATCCAGCTTCTTTAAGAACATGCCCGTCGTTAACAGACGCGGTTCAAATGGCGCTCGTTCATGGTACTGGTCAAACACCCAGAACGTCCAATCCGGCTCTCCATCGTGCGACATAATACCGGAGTTCGTCGCCCGGTAACAATCTGGCGCAGTGGGGGAGCCGACAATTAACTCTCCGTCGAGCGGGGGCAGCTTCAACCCCCGCAGCGCATTGAACACGACCCGATTAGGAATGTGCTTGAAGTTGCGCGTAACGGGGACGCCGTTCAATATCAGGCATCTAATGCCGTCTAGCTTGGGGCTGAGCAGAACGGGAAACTTAATCGCGTCCATGTCCTCCAAGGTTGCTGATAGCATTGGTCTCATAACTACTCTCCTTTTTCGTGCTCACTATCTAAGTCACCAGTGCCCCGGCACGCGCCGCACTGTACGCGCAGCGCCCGCCACGCTCTCTGCTGCATGACGAAGCCCTTACCATCGCAGACAAGGCACTTTGTTCCCGCGCCGGGGCTGGGCTTGGGCTCTGGGTTGCGCTCTATCCACGCCAGTAGGATGCACTTGGCGCGGTCGATGGCGACGAAGGCTTCTAAGCTTCCGCCTTGGTCTGGATGCGCTAACTTCGCAAGCTTCCGATACGCGCTGGCGACACCCTCGGCGTCAAACTCAGGAAACTTAAGATTAAGTTCCCGCGCAGCGTCGCGCGCCGTGTTCTCAGTGACAGTCACTTCTTAATGCCCACGGGCTTAAGCTTCAAGTTAGCCAGCATCTTCTTAGTGTCTTTGCAACGCCGCCACGTATCTACATTGCGAACAGCGAAGAAGCGTTCCATCTTGCCAGACGGCCCTAGCAGTGGCCTTCCGTCACTCACTTGCGCAAACCCAGAGTTGCTGAGCTGCCTACCCAATCCTACCGCCGTAACGCGGCTATTGGGGTGATCGCGCTCGTACATATTCAATAGCTCACGGCTACTGAACAGGTCGCGCGTATGGCGCATGTCCCCCATCACGAGAATTTGGTCAGGGAATTGTTTCAGTTCCGCTACCCATGCTCCGGCATCACCTTTAGCGGCTGCGATCATGCGTTCTTTGGCGAACGTTCTGGGCGCGGGCGCGTTTGGATTAAACTTCTCGCTTATCTTTCGTTTGAGTAGCCAGTCCATAAGATGACTAGCCCCGTCTCCCTTGTACCAAGCGTCGTACTCTGCGTAGAACGCATCATCTAGTGGATCGCCGACAACTTCAACAACCAAGAATCTGCGGTCCTTGTCCTCTAAGAAGAAGCTGTCTCCATGCTGCGATGTAAAGAGGAAGTTCATGCAATTAGGTAGAGAGTACTGCGGAACGAACTTTATGTTTATGTCTATCTCTGACTTGGTAATCAGCCGCTTAAGAACGTTCATGTAGGCGCGGTTATCCTTGCCGGTTATTTCGTCGCCTAGAATAAATTGCTTGTTCTCCGCCCAATATGATTCTTCAAGATCGGCATCTGCTATTTCCTTGAAGTTTTCGCCGTATATCTTGCCGAGTGTGTAGCCTACTAGCGTCTTGCCGGTGCCCTGCGCCAGCCCGTGAATAACTGGCGCGACGAACATTTTCGCGCCGGGGTTCTGTACAGGATAAGCGCACCAGTCATAGAAATACTCAAGAACGTCTTGTCCAGCATCTTCAAATATGAATTGCGTTAGTCTTAGCCACGGCTTTACGGGGCCGCGCAGTGGCGTTGTTCCCCATCCGGGCCATTGGTTTAGCTTGTTGTCCGCCGTCACCACTGGCAACCCCGGCGCGTAGGTAAGCTTGCGTACACTGCGGCGCAGCGGCCAGCGGAGCCACGCGGGGGCGGCAGGCGCTTTCTCGCGCACAAGGTCGCCCTTGGCCCCGACCGTGGTTTCTGTGGCGCTGGCGGTGGCCCAGCGGCTATGCCCCTTGAACATGTCGGCGTTCATCTTCTGCCCCGTTTCCTCCACCACTATTAGACCGGGGTCTTCGACGTACACAACTTCTTTATTTATGTCCCATAGGGCGCGCGTCAGCCCTAACGACTCCGCGGTCGACAACAAGTCTCTTAGTTCATCGGCAGTGTGCGCCAGCAAGTAGTCGTCAAGGCCGACCTTTGCCCCTTCCTCCCCTTCCGGCAGCGCCAGAATCCTTATGTGCGCTCCGCGCTCTTGTAGTTCCTCACAGAGCGCATTAATGGCGAGACACACGTTTGACTTACTTAGATAGTCACTGTCAAAACATACGAAGACAGTACGCTGCGGCCATTTGAACGCGGCCAGCTCTGGCAGAAACCACGTCCCATCTTTACTAGACCTAAAATTCCACACTCCGCCCAGCCCAATGGTCGGGAACCCGGCAGCGCAGGCGGCAGCCGCTTTTAGCTCACCTTCTGTTATGATTATGTCGTGACCCGGATCTTTGTGAATGGCTGGCCAGTTACCAGTTGTGGGAATGTAAGCGCATACACCTGAATTGAAAGGCTGCGCATAGCGCTGATCTTTTGCCCCCGCCGCTTCTGCGAAGCCGAAGTTCTTATCCAAGTACCTTACGCGGTAGAAGTTCGGCCAGTGTGGGTGACTAGCCATTGGCTTTTTGTCTATGCCAAAGTACGGTATTACCAACGCGCGCCGCGCTTGGAACGCCTTGTCGAGAACGGCGGCGCTAGGCACTTCGTACATGCCTAGCGCGGTCCCCTGTGAACTCGTCAGGCCGCTGCTGAGCAGCTTCTCCTTGCCTAACGTAGTCCACTCTCCGCGCTTTGTCATGCTGTCCCGCCGTATGAGAACAAGAACCGCCCACGCTTAATGCGTGGGCGGGGCAGCCCTAAGCAGTAACCTAACGCAGCGCTGATGGCAAGCCGTGCCTGCGCAGCGCATCGTAGGGCGCGCCGAGCAGGTCCGGGGCGTAGTGGGTTATACCAGCGGCGCTATGGTCTCTGTGATTAATCCCCAGCCCCTCCTGAACACATTCGAACTGAGCGCAGTCGTCGCACCAGAACACGCGGCCCAGCATCCACACGCGCGTTTCTTCATTGAACTGCGCTCCTATGTAGATCTTGTGCGGCTCTACAGGAGAGCCGCTGAAAACTTCGCGCCACTGAGCAGTTCTCGTCTTCTCATGAACGCGGTAGTAGGATGGCTCCGTTAGCATTCTCTGGCCGCAATCCAAGCAATAGCGACGTCCACCTGTAGTCTCATCTTGGTTGTTGTGCAAGCAATCCATCTCACCCTCCCCTCGCCCAAGGCCGCGGATGGCAGCGGCGACGATCAAAGCGGCAGTAGCGAAGTTTTCAAAGCCGCCAGCATTTTGCCGCTTGGCCCGGTGGTTGTCCGCCACCTTCGCACACCGCTCCCGCTCAGCCGCCAGCCTGCCGGGGAGATCGATGGCGGTGAGGGCGGAGATTGTCGCGCGAAGGGCGGTCGCCAGCTTCTCGGCCTGATAAACTACCTCATCAGCTTGATCGTCGTTGTATTTCGTCCAATTGGCAAGCGCTAACTGGCCTTGGGTTACCTCTTCGCGCGCCACGACCCCCCCCCCCCACCAAACCCCCGTCCAGCGGGGGTGGCTTGGCCATCTTGCGGATCGCTTCCATCTGCTCATCGCTGATTTCGTCGTTGTAGTCGGGAAGGTCATGCTCCATAGATTTGCGGTTCG